GAGTGCGTGGGCATTCCGTACAAACTGTTGGACAAGCCGCGCAATAGTCACCGCCCCCGCCGAACTCCCAGTCGGCGAGAGCGGTCAGGCGTTTTTTTCCGCGTCCAGGATGAGCGCACCCGCGATGTATTTGGTCTGGAAGGCTTCGAAGATCGGCCAGAGTTCCAAGAGCGCGTCGATGCCTTCAAGGGTCAGGGCCAGTGGTTTACCGTCCTCGTCGCCAATGCCTTCCCAGTCCTTCACGACGATGCGCGCGACGGCCTTGGCCACGATGCGCGCGAGGTCGTCGTTGGAGGCGCTGGTTTCGGCATCCGCTGTTGCGGCAACGATGGACGGGTCGCTGCGCGCCGCCAGCATGATGGCGGTGGTGAGCGGCTCGACCAGCAGGCGGACGCCGTGGCCGAGATCAAGCCAGCGCGGTTCATTCGAGAGATCAAGGCGGAGCATCAATAGGTATCCCGATCATTGATGAGGGTGACTGTGCACATGCGGCCCACCACCGGATCACTCGCGGCCTGCCAATCAAAGGTGGCCTGCACGCCCTGCGGGCCGGAAATCTCGATCCGCGGGCGAGGCAGATAAACAGCATGCGCGGTGACCGTCAGGTTTTCGCCAGTGGGCAGCGCGTAGGAGAATTCCAACGCGCAGGCCTCACCATTGATCGCCTGGGTGACCAGAGTCTGATCGGCGAAGCGCACGACGACATTGCCCGTCAGAGCCGCGATGGACGGATCCGCGCCATCAATCTTGCCATCTGCCCGGATCGTCTCGATGCGATCGAGATTGTTGGCATAGGTAAGGTCGGCAGAGACAACGTTACCGATGTTGGCCCCGTTCCGCGTGATGGCCCCGTTGAAGTGGCCGAAACGTTTCAGCGCGATACTGGCAGGCGTTCCAGTGGACGTACTCGCGGCGATTTCCTCGCCTTGTGCAACAACGCTCGCGGTGGCCGTCAGCAACCCGGACCGCGCCATTTGCCAATTTAGGCCGTCCACCATACAGCCGGAATACATCGCATAGCGCGGGACCTCGGGCATGCCGGTCTCAACCGAGAAGCTCGGCAGCGCCCAGTTTCCAGAGCGGAATTCATGGGTATAGGGTGCTTCAGTTCCAGTCGTCGTGGGAGTGCCGAACGCAGCCTTCAACCAGAAGCCGAAGGCCTCGGCATCGATCGGGATCACCACGTCACCGTCCGCCGTCACCGCGTCCTTGATCGGTGCCTGCGGATCGCGGCCGTAGCCCAACAACTCCGAGGTCTGCAGTGGTTGCTCCGCCCCCAGTGACGTGCTGGCGAAGGGCATCTTGGTAAAGCCGCTCACAGGCGGCGTGCCATAACTTGTCTCGAACGCCAGCGCCATCTGCGCCCGCGCCCCTTGGGCTCGTGCCATGGTGTTCTCCTCAGGTTGTTGGGATCAGCTGAGCGGGTCAGCCGTAGAATAACTTAGGACGACTGGAATAACGGCCGCCTTCAGGCTTGCCGCACCTTCAACAGGCAGATCGACCGGTTGCGGTGCTTCCGCCTCCACCCAGTCGCAAAGGCCGTCCAATGTTCGATCGGCGGTGATCACCGCGCCAATGCTGGCGCAGAGTGTGTCGAAAGCAGCGTCACGGTCGTTCGTTCCTTGCACGACCGCCTCTATCTCGGCGCGGTGCTGGTAGTGGTAGCGCAGCGGTGACAGCGTCACCTCCGGCTCACCCGGCTCGCCGTCGCGCAGGATCATCAACCCTTCGGGCGGGATACGTTCAGGCAAGACCTCGCCACGTAATGCGGTGGCAGGCAGCATTGAGAGCCGTGCGTGTAGCGCGGTGAGGATGGTTTCGCGCGCACTCATAGTTTCGCCTCTACCCAATTTGCCACGATCAATCCCGGAACCTCCGCTTGCGCACGGTCTGCGTCGCGCGCCAGATTGAGCCGTTTCGGCAACTTGACCTGCGGCACCAGCAGAAAGATCGGGACAGTGCTGCGCCCGCGACCCGTCTTGGACCGTGACGCCACCCCGAGGCCCCGGTTGTTCAATCGCCCATCGGCAACGAGCAGGCTTGGCCCTCGACGGCGGTAAACAAAGCGAAGCCGCAAGCCCCGCCGCCGTTCCCATTCACCGGGGGTGATCCTTCCACCCCGCAACCCGCGTCCAGCGGCTTGCGTCGGGATTGCCAGCCAGAAACCGTCCTTTGAGCGGATCAGAGGGCCAGTCTCATGCGCGCCGACGATCACCGGTGCCTTGGACCAGATAAACGCCGCAGCGTTCAGGCTTTCGCCCGTCTTCGGATAAGTCCGGCTCCGGATCGAGTTGGCGAGCCGCCGACCGAGCCCGGCTTGTGCAATCTGGCCGCGCCATGCGGTTTTCAGATCAGACCCGGCTTCACGCATCGCGGTACTGACGGCCTTTTCGCCAGCTTTCACCTCCGCTGCCATGACGGCAACGAGATCAGGGCTGATGTCGAGACCAAGCTTCATGCCGGACACAACTCGATAGTCCATATCAACCGCTCCCGGTCGCGGCGCGGTTCACCCTGGATCAGAAACGTTTCCTCGCCAATCAGGATCTGTTCCTGCGGCCGAGGATCAGGGATGTCATCGGCACGCACGTCGATCCGCGTTGTTTCCGACATGAGCCGCGCCGCACCGAACTCCGTGATCTCGTCGGGACGGCGGAGAATACCGCGCGCCTGCGTAAACCGTCCCTCCATATCCCGATGCCAGATTTCGACCGAAACATTGGGGTCGACAAACAGCATGCCGACCGCGGCGGCAAAGGCGCTCATCAGGTCCGCTTAGCCGAGCGCAATACCTGCGGCCGGGTACAGATCGGCAGCGGGTTGCTTTCGATCTCGAGACGCACCCATTCGTCTCGGTCGCGGTCGGGGATCATGCGGGCATAGAGCGGCAGGCCAAGCGTGTTCACCGTCTCGAACGTGTCGGCCGGGGCGTAGTAGATCTCGAAGAGCCCCTCGACTCCCTCGGGGTAGAAATATGCCTTGTCGGTCGGCACGCCGAAGCCAAGCCCGCCCCGGTAGCGGCGGAAGGTGATGCCGCCAAAGCTGACCTCTTCCCCGACGCGGCCGCGCAGATCTGCCGCGGCGGCGGTATTCAGATAGGTCTCGCGCACCTCCTTGTGGGCGACGAGATCGGCAAAGAAGGCTGATCCGCATTCAGCGCGCAACTGCACCTGACCGGCAGCAAGCCCACCGAGGCTGTCCTCGACGCTTTCGATCAGCGCCTGGCACCGCTTTCTGAGCGCGCCCGAGGCCGGGCTCGCGTTGTCGAGATCGAAGTCGACCTCGGCCGCCGGCGTGATCCCGAACTCAGTGTAGTAGTTGATGACGGTCGCGCCGTCCTTGGGGTCCTTCACCACGCCCTGAATGCCGTTGAAGAGGTGGAATTCAAACGTGGCTTCAGCGTCATTGCGCAGGCGGCCCATCTTGCGGGCGACTTCGGTTTGCACCTGTTGAGCGGCGGTTTCCGAGCCGAAGTCGCGGATAGCCTGGATTTCAGAGGCCCAGAGCACGTCCTGCTTCTTGAACTGACGGCAGACGAAGGCGCGCATGTCGCGGCGTTCGGGCACCTGTTGTTCATAGGCCGAGCCACGTTCCGAGAACGGGATCAGTGACAGCGTGCCATCGCGGCTTTCGATCATCACGGTGCGTTGGCGCACGCCGCGCGAGCCGAAGAGGCCGGAGCCCGACAGGATCGCCGGCTTGAACGGGATGTTTTCCAGAGCCCGGGTGAGCTCGATGATGCTGAAGGCGTCGCCCTCGAAGATGTCCATGGTTGCCATGAGTGGGAATCCTTATGTCAGAGGGCTCAGCGCAGGATGATGCCAAGCGCGGCCAAAGCCGTTGTGGCGGCGGTGATTTGGGCCTCGGTCGCACCATCAGGCCAGACGATCTCGTGGCGATTGACGATGGCGGGCCCGCGCTGGACCACGACGCCCGGTGCATCAGCCGCCGATGCGTTAACGCCCGCCCAGAGAATGCCGGCGGCGTTCTGACTGCCGTTTGTGGCCGCCGGTGCAAGGCCGGTGTATTTGCCGCCGGTGGTGATCTTGCCGAGCACTGTGCCGGGCTCGAGCTTTCCAGCCCCCGAGGCGACGGTGACGGTTTCTCGGGTGTAATCGCGGAGCACTTCCCAGACGAGGAAGCCGCCCGCGTGTTTGCCTTCAGTGAGCGTGGTCATGATGCGTTAGCCTTTCGTCTTGAAGGTGCGGGCGATCACATCGCCCCAGGATTGGGTGGTGGCCGCGCGCCCGGGCTGGGCATGGGCCGCTGTGATGTCGGGAGTGGCTTCGGCCTTTGCCGCGAGAAGGCGGTTGCGGACCTCGTCGAGCCCTACGTCTTCTTCGAGGAACCGGCCTACCATTTGCGGTTGACCGGCAAGGTGGCAGAGATCGATGACGGCGCGCGCATGGGCGATGGCCTCAGCGCGGACCGTCGCGACGTCGGCTGATGTGGGCTCAACTGCGGCCACGGGTGGCGCTTCCGCAGTCGATTGTTCGGGGGCAGGCAGGGTGTTGGCCTCTGCAACACCCTCGGTCTGGAGCTTCGCGGCCGCAGGCTCATCTGGTTCACTGGCTGCCTCGACCAATTCCGGTGGAGCGTTGCGGAACCGCGCGACATCAAAGGACGCGGCGAGTTTCACAGGCTCGGCAATGCGGTCGATAAAACCGAGATCCAGTGCGTCCTGTGCATCGAGCCAGGTCTCTGCCGCCATCAGGGTGGCGATTTCTTCGTCAGCTTTACCCGACTTCGCCGCGTAGCCTTGAATCAGACTGCCCTTGACCTTGTCGAGCGCCTCGGCCGTGGAGCGCATATCTTCCGCTGTGCCCATGACCAACCCCGAGGGGTCATGGATCATCAGGAAGGCGTTTTCCGGCATGACGAT